ATCGGCTTTAGTTAATAGGGGCATCCCATTTTCTAAAGACAGAAGTTAAAAAATAAGCCCCGTGAGGGCTTATTTTTTTTGTATCAGGGGTATTGCACAGATTGTTAAGTAAGTCTTATAATGAGGGTAAGGAAGGATAGGAGGTAGTCATATGAGTACGTTATATCAACTTATAGGATATGCTGTTTGGTATGGTGCATTTATTTCGGCTATATCAGCTATATTAGCGGTGCCTTTTATATGGATGCCATCCATCTGGCATTATTCTGTAATAGGAATTGAAATTACTAAATATATAATCATTATAGTTGCTGCTGTAATTACTTTTACATGCGTGACTGTTACAATCTTATAACTTATTTTATTAGCTCTCTTGGCGTGTTAACTTCTAATGCGTTAAGAGAGCTATTTAATCTTTTAGCCGCTAAATCTAGCTCATACATTTTTTCTTCGTGTCGATGCTCTTCTGAGACATGATCTAAATATAATTGAATTAGCCCTTTTGACTGCAACTCAATCCCAGAGACTTTTAAATTTGCTCCAATACTAAATGCCCCTATGATGAGCAGTATTCCAGCTATTTTAGATTTAGTTCCAATAAATTGGACCGTTCCAGGCGATTCTACAATTACTCGGGATTCTATAATTGAATCGTCGTTAGTAATTTCTGGAGGAAGAATATCATTTAATAGGCGTAAAAGAGTGATTGGTGCAGAAAGCAAGTTTGCCATCTCTTCAGCAGGGATACCATTTCTTTGATTAATGATTAGTGAGAGATAAGCTTTATTGTTTTTCGAGTAGACTGGGTGTAATAAACGATCTATATAATGGTCATGCTTAGTTACATCTGCTAAAGCTTGATGGGCGAATGCAAATCTTAATAGTTGAATAGGTAGTTTGTCACGTCTTACAACTTTTAGCCATCTAACTTGGCGTCTCTTTAAGTATGGGCATAGTGTATAAGGCTCGTATGTTTCTCTTAGGGCTTCAAGATTTTCATTTGTAAAACTGGGATCTATATAGACGTCTGACTCAATAATGCCAATACTATACTCTACGCTACGTTTAGACGGGATTACGACAATATCCCCGATATTAAAGCTATTAACAAATTTTAAAACTTGTTTAGTATAGAACGTTGCAGAACGTTTATTTTTCTTTATGGCTAATAATTTGGAATAAACTATTGTATATGCATCCTCTGCAGTCTGAGCGGCCTTTAATTCAGGAATTTCTGATATTTCATCTAAGCCATAGGCTATAAAATTATTTTCTTTGAAATCTTTATAATACTCGCCGTTTTCTGTTCTTAGAAACCAGTATTTTCTATCAGACGGTACTTCTGGAATATCTATAGTATGAAAATCCATATTTATCTCCTTTTAAATAACAACCTTTATATTGACACACTAAAAACCCATTTGATATACTCTTCTCGTAAACGTTATATGCATGTAGGGATTAATCTTCTCCCATAACAGCATTCCCCCTCAGAAAAGGCTCTCACACAGGTGAGGGCCTTTTCTTTATCATAAAGCCTCTTACCTCATAGCAGGGTAGGGGGATTTTTTTTAACTTATGCCAGTCGTCATGCGCGGTCTTCCGATTTTGTTAACGTCAACAAATTCGAAGCAACCCGTGTGATGACTAGCATTTTGTTGACGTTAATAAAAAGACCCATCCTGGTGCGCTGTAGTCGTTAAACCCTGAAGCGTGGATGGGTACTTTATATCACACACAGGTAGACTTACTATTTCAAACCGAATTGAGTTTTACTATCTACAGTTCCTTCGCCACCAAATGTAATTACAATATTAGAGCCTTCGGAATTCATCCAAGTATACAAGGAGGATCTCATGCCCATAATTTCTGTTTGAGTAGATAAGCGACCTTCACTTCCTAAAATTTGTTTTACTTGATCATAGGTCATGCCTGCTTGGATTTGATTGAATTGGTCAAGGGTAATCTTGCTTCCATTTGGTTTTAAGAAGGAAAGACTAGCAATAGATTTGCTATTTAGCGCGCCGTTTTGGAACATTAATACCATGTGTGCATTATCGACTACAAAGTCATAAGATTGAGTTTTCATATCCGCAATCACATTTTCGTGTGTCAGTTTACCTTCAACGCCAAGTGCATTTTTTACTTGCTCATAAGAAGAACCCATAGGCAGGTTTACGAATTTATCGTAAGCTACTTCTGATTTTGATGGAGCCTTTGCTTCTTGGCTTTGAGATGTACTCGGCTTTGACTCAGTCCCCTGGTTAGAATCATGGCCGCAAGCGTAGGATAATCCTACAAACACAACAACAGCTAATAAGAGTCCTTTTTTCTTAGTCATTTTTAAAATCTCCCTTTTAAAAATATATATACTAACGCCAAGTGGCGAGAGTTAACCAAATTAAAAGAATCGATAATTTATAATTTCCCTGTGTACTTACTAAAAAATGTTAAATGAAACGGATCTAGCGATACCGATTAGAAAGGATGCTGTGTCGAGCATACTAAAAGGATAATAAATAGGATCAACAGTGCTATTAAGGGCCCCTGGTGCATAGGTGATTATACCCGAAAAATCTGGAGCATAATAAAACAACCTTAATACTACGTATGGGGGCATTATCTCTCCTTTATTATTAACTGCTTGAATAGCTAATAATGTCTTATGCGGTAATAAAACTTCATTATCAGCGGGAGCCGAAACAAAGACGCTGTCGCCTTGTTGGATTCGAGGCGCAAGAGCATTATCCGCAACAGAAAAAGGTGTAAGGCCCGCTTCTTTGTTGATGGAAAATTTTATTGCTTTATATGCTGCGGATGGTACAACCGTAGGTGCGGTGTTGCCAAAAAAGGCGGTTCCGTGGGCACTGTTATTCCGTATATGTTTATCGTCCACCCAGCCCATTAAGTAGGCGGGAGATACTCCATAAATACCTGCTAATTCTTCTATCTTATTAGAAGGAATGTTGGTAACAATACCGTTTTCATATTTGAATAACGTCTGTCTCGATGTGCCAATTTTTTTAGCTACCTCATCTAGTGTAAGTTTTTTATGTTCTCGTAAAGATTTTAATTTATTGCCTATTGAATTTTCCATGGCGTAAACCCCTCCATGTTTAAATTAAGTCTACAAATATTAAATGTAGTTTTATGTTAACATAAAATAACTTTAAAATCAACAAAAATGTTAATTTAAGTTACAAAAATATCTTTACAAGTCACACATCCGGTGGTAATATGACGATAGAAGATAAAGAAAGGAGGCGACTACAAGTGGTTAACTCTAACGCCTTAAAAGGTCTGATTGTCACAAAAGGCCTTACGCAAAAACAGGTTGCAAAGAAATTGAAAATGACACCTAAGACTTTTTCGTTAAAGTTGAAAAAAGGTGTTTTTGGATCCGATGAAATTGAAAAAATGATTGACTTACTCGATATATCAGATCCAGTGGCAATTTTTTTTGCACAAGATGTAACTTAGAAAGATATTTTTGTATCTTCTGTATTTTTGCACGAGTTACATTTTTCTCTATTATATATCCGAAAATGTCACCAATCAATAGGAGGACAGTATTATGAAACAATTCGCAATCAGAATGTTCGGCGAATCCATTAAGGAACGCATGAACGAGTTAGGCATGACTAAGACGGCGCTGATTGAAAAAGCCGAAATCTCGATGGACACATTAAACCGAGCTATCAGCGGACGATCAGTGCAAATGTCGACGGTTGTTGGTATCTGCTATGCGTTGTGTGTCGATGATAACGAAAGTAACGACTTTTGGGAAACCGATTACTACAACCCTAAATTAGATAGAAAATAACTGAAACAGAAATGAGGTAAAACAGATGAACAGTGAAACACGAATCAGATTATTAGAAGAACGAGTGGCTTTTCTTGAACTAATGACACAAGCTAGCGCGCATGAATTATTAACTCAATATATTCGCACGGTAGCAGATGAAAATGATATCCCTTGCGAAAGACGTAAAAACAGAGGCAATCATGGATGGACTTTACCAAGGTTTGAAATACATTGTAAGAACGCTATCGCAATGGCGTTAGGTCTACCAAAAATCATAGATATTGAGTATGAAATGCTGGCCGATGCTGAACACATTGTCGATGTAATTGCCGATGTGTACGTTTCTTGGAATTAAGGAGGCCAGTGTAATGCAAAAGCGTGATATTCAAACAATTATAAGTGTCTGTCTTTGGATGTTAACTCTTAGCCTATCTGCTGCGATTAGTATTTTCATCATCATAGTGGCGGCAATCACCGCATATCACTGGTAGGAAGGAGTACTTATTATGATCACTAAAACTATTGCTGTGAGCCAAATGGCCACAGTTCTCGGGTGGACATTAACTGCAGTTCGGGAATGCATCGCAAGAGATAAATTCCCGTTTGCACAGTGCTGGCAAACAGCAGGCAAAAAAGGGCGAACCTTCTCTATCGATAAAGAGGGGTTCCGCTTTCATCTGGCTAACACACTAGGGTGGACAGATGAGAAAATCAATGAAGCTTTTAAGGAGGCACACATCATATGATGAAAGTTATTTATGCAGTGCGAATTCTCGCTGCAATTCTAGTGGTCGGAACAGTTGGATCGGTTGATATAGACCGTATCGATTTGTGGACAGGTATTTGCCAAGGTCTGCTAGGTATTACTCTTTGGGTGCTGGCAGGCTACTGGCTAGAAGAAATAAAAGAATATGGCAAAAGATAAGTTTTGCAAGGTCTGTAATAAGAAAATAAAAAGTCCTTACACAAATTGGTCGTACCTAACCGGTAAGCCCCGTATTGTGTGTGACAACTGCAAAGAAATACATCCAAGCGTAAACAGAGGAAACAGAAATGACAGAACAAGAAATTCTGTACAACGCTTACAACGATAGCGGAGTACAAACTAATGAAGAAGTAATGGCTTTACTAGGGTGGTCGAATGATAAGGTTCGTAACATCAAAGCAAAATTGAAGATACGAGGTTTTATCGACTATACCTTTGGTTCACCAGTTAAAATCCTTAAGCCGTATAGGGAGGTACTAGACACTCCTGAAACGTTTAAGGCTCAAATATATCGCGAAATGCTTGAGGTCTACATGGAAGACTTTAGAACGCAAGATACGTTCAAGGATAGACTTCTAGTAGGTCAAGAAATTCGTATGATTCTTAAATGCGTATAAGGAGAAGATTATGCCAAATATTACAAAATCAGCAGTTCGTGCCTTTATTCTAAGCGAATATCGGAAAAAGCACGAGCCTTTGAGAAACGCACGAAAAGAAGCGCTGCGGAGCGCCATAGAATCAAGTCATCTATTTATAGATTTTAAAAACATAATGGCCTCTGCGGAATCGGTTGCAAGTGCGTTAGAAAAAGCCGGATACGGCTCTGAATTTAGACGAAATCTTGTCTCTTGTGATAAGGCGTTAAATCGTACAATAGATAATTTGTATACGGCGGGGCTTGATAAACCTAGTGATGAGATTAAAGCATTATATGCAATCGCAAAGCCGTATGATGAAAACATTAAAAAGATAGAGCAAGCCTATCAATCGGCGCGCCGTGTTGTCGATACTGCCCCTAGTGGCAAAGCAGCAGCCAATATTTTAAAACTAGCAGGACTTGATTTTTATACATGGCAAAATACTGAAAAGTTAACACCTTTAGATTTAAACGCATTGAAGGGCGGTGATTAAATTGCGAGACTGCACAACGTGCCCTGATAAAGACTACTGCATTCCTGATGAATGCGAGCAATTAGGCACAAAAAAAGATGCCCTCACGCACGGCAATGCGTAAAGGGCACATAGAAAAATATCCATTTAAAGTATATCACATCGTTAAACCGAAAGGAAACAGAACAATGATCGAGTTAAAAATTACAGTAGAAACCCCTAATGAATTAAATCAAGAAATCAAAGACCTGTACCAAGCTATCGTAGGTTCTTCTATAGATAAAGCCGATGCTATCGACCGTGCAAAGGAAGAAGTCAAGGCTAAAAAAGCAAAAGCTACTACTAAAGTAGAAACGCCAGTTAAAGAAGAAGCACCAGCTCCTAAGGAAGAACCGGAAACTCCTGCAGAGGAAACTCCAATTAAAGAAGAAACTAAAGTAGAAGCTCCTAGCCTTGAAGCAACTCGTGAAGCAGTAAAGGACGTAATGGCAAAAGCTACTGATAAAACGAAAGCAAAAGGTGAATTCAAAGCCTTCTTAGATAGCATCGGCGCTGAAAAGGTAACATCTGCAACCGATGAACAACGTATTCAAATTATGGAATGGGTGAATAGCCGTGGCTAAGAAACACGCTTTACTCGGCGCATCCAGTAGCGCCAGGTGGCTAGTGTGCACTCCTTCAGCAAGACTCGAAGCGATGTTCCCTGATGAACAATCTCCGTATGCTGCGGAAGGTACTGTAGCACACGACCTGGCGGAAGCAATCCTACGACATAAGCTAGAAGGCAAAAAAGCCCCTAAGCTAGATGACTACTCTACTGAAATGGTAGAAGCAGTTAATCGGTATGTCGACATTTGCGAAGAAAAGGTAAATGAGGCGCGTGCTCGTTCCTCTGATGCGGAAGCCATGATTGAGGCACGGCTCGACTTCTCACGTTGGGTACCGGAGGGGTTTGGTACCGGCGATATGGTAATCGTAGCTGATGGCATCCTGGAAGTGATTGACCTGAAGTATGGTAAAGGCGTTCCTGTTAGTGCCGTAGAAAACACACAAATGCGACTCTACGCATTAGGTGCTTACGATGTAAACGAGTACTTATATGACATTAAAACAGTTCGTATGACGATCGTTCAACCAAGACTTGATAGTGTGTCTACCGACGAAATGTCACTTGAAGAACTTCTTGATTGGGGCGAAGATATCAAACCAATCGCACAACGTGCCTGGGACGGTATTGGCGAATGTATACCTTGCGATTACTGTAACTTCTGTAAAGCACGGCACACCTGCCGGGCATTAGCAGATACTTGCCTTGATACATTCTATAAGAATGGAGGCAAGCTCAATCAATTACTCACTGACCGTGAAGTGCCTGACATCCTAGGGATGAAGGACTTAATCACAAAGTGGATTAAAGGTGTTTACGACTTTGCGTACGAGAAAGCCTTATCAGGCGAAAAGCAATGGCCTGGATACAAATTAGTAGAAGGTACATCAAGACGTACTATCACTGATCCGGACGCTGCAGCTCAAACATTACTCGACAATGGCTACAAGGAAGAGGAAATTTTCAAGCCTCGAGAACTTGAAGGTATCACAAATCTACAAAAGGTTCTTGGTAAAAAGGGCGTTGCTGAATACTTAGAAGCATATATCGAAAAACCGGAAGGCAAGTCGACACTTGTACCGGAAAGCGATAAACGCCCAGCAATTAATACAGTTGAAACAATGATGAATGAATTTGAAGATGAGGTATAACACATGAATAAAACTTTAGTAATTACAGCAACGATTTCTGCATTGGCAGTAAATGTGATGGCCAACGGCATTGTAACAGGCCCAGTAGAACCAAACACGACAGCACCTGTAGCGACAGGCTATAACTCTATCGCAGGCGGTGCAAATACAACAGTTAGTGCAAGTAATTCCGTAGCACTTGGCCGTGATAACAATGTTACTGCAGATGATACGGTAGTTGTTGGTGGCGGTAATGGTAATGTGATTGGTGGTCAATCTACAGTTATTGGCTATAACAATACAGTAGATGCTAGCAAGGAGCAAACAATCATTGGCGCTAATAGCCAAACTGCTGGGCAGGGAGCTATGGCATTAGGTACACATACTGTTGTTACAGCATGGGACGCAGTAGGTGTAGGTAATAATATCATCGCTGACAAACAAAACTCCGTAGCAATTGGCACAAATAGTGTTACAGATGATGCAGTAGGTGTAGATGGTATCACAATCAATGGCACTCGCCACGTATTCGCTGGCGAACAACCAGCAAGTGTAGTTAGCTTTGGCGCTCGTGCTAGGGCAGGTGCTGGTGGGGTTACATACTATAACCGCCAACTTCAAAATGTGTCTGCCGGCCGTATCGAGGCAGACTCTTTAGATGCAGTCAACGGCAGTCAATTATTCGCAGTAGTTGATGAAATCGAAACAAACGCTAAACAAATTAACAAAAACAAGCAAAACATTAAAGATGTGGCAATCGGTTTGAACATGTTAGGCGACGTGGTGAACGATCATGAGCAAGCTATCGCAGGTAATACTACCGCAATCGCCAACAACACTAACCGCATCAATGGTAATACATCTGCTATCAACTCCCTTGGCCAAAGGGTATCTGCTAATACAGCGGATATCAGAAGCCTTGAACATGTGGCAAATAATCACGAACAACGTATCACGACTTTAGAAAATCGTTCTTTAGGCTTAGCGAATGACATTAACAACAAGGTCAACAATCTTGGCCAACGTGTTAATAAGTTAGGTGCAAGCTCCGCAGCACTTGCTGGATTGCATCCACTCGATTTCAACAGAAATGACAAAGTCAGCTACGCTGTAAGTTACGGCCACTACCGTAACAGTAATGCAGTAGCACTCGGCGTATTCGCTAGACCTAATGAACGTGTCATGCTTGGCTTTGGTGCTACGCTAGGCGGTGAGAACCAATACACCGTAAACCTTGCGTTCAAAACCGGTAAAGGTTCTGATTACATTGCTGAAGCTAAAGATGCGCAAAGCCGTATCTCTAAACTCGAAGCACTCGTAAACAAGTTAATGTCTGAAGTAGGCAAATAATGGTAACTGTAAAAGCAATTGCTAAAGAGCTCCGTGAACGTGGGCATTACCTCGACGAGCTCTACCAAATTACTATTGCCTATGCTACTAGCTTACACGTTCGCTATTGCGCAGTAGATGCTAAGTGTGAGGCGATAGAGGACTATTATAAAACTGAATTAGACCTTTCGAAATATTCTTGGGAAGAAGATGACAAATGGATTCAACTAGATGACGAAAGGTCTGATATCGAAGATGAATTAAAAGAATTATTTAATACAGTAATAGGGTTCGAACATGACTGTAACCCATTTAAGAAATAAGGAGACCGTAACAATGGCTAAATTAACGACTGGTATCGTAAGACTTTCCTATGCAAACATCGCTCAACCTCGTAAAAACAACGATGACGGCAAAGCAAAATATAGTTCCCAAATCATTATCGACAAAACAGATAAGAATACAATCCGTGCTTTCGAAAAAGCAATCGAAGAACTTAAAGCGGATCCAAAAGCAGTAGCTAAGGTAGAAGGTAAAGCAGCATACCTTAAATTGAACTTGCGTGATGGCGATACAGATGAAGCAGTAGCTGACCAACCTGAAACATACGCTGGCAAGTTCTTCATCAACGCTAACAGCGATAAACAGCCTATCGTGTTTACGCGTGACAAAATTAAGATGGACCAGTTCGACATTGAAGAAGAAATTTACTCCGGCGTGTACGCGCAGGTAGCACTTTCTGTGTTCGCTTACAACTTCAACGGTAAAAAAGGTGTAGGTTTTGGTTTAAATGGTGTTCGTAAAGTTAAAGATGGTGACCGCCTCGGTGGTGTTCATGTATCTGCTAATGACTTTGGGGACGATGATTTAGGCGACCTAGACGATGACGATTTAATCTAAGGAGGCATATATGGAGCTCAGTATTGATGTGGAAACGTATTCTGACTGCCCTATTAAATATGGGGCCCAGCGATACGTTGATGATACAACATTTGAAATACTGCTCTTTGCCTACAGCTTCGATGACGAACCGGTCGAAGTAATTGATATGACAAAGGATCCACTACCTGAAAGGGTAGTGGATGCCTTATATAACAAGGAAATTACAAAGACTGCATTCAACGCAGCATTCGAAATGCTTTGTCTAAAAAAGTACTTCCCTGATGCGGATTACACGAATTGGGAATGTACCTCTGTACTAGCGTTATACTGCAGTTTGCCTGCAAGCCTCGATAATGTGTCTAAGGCTTTACGATTAGGTGAAGCCAAGGATGCAAGAGGTAAACGCTTAATTCAATTCTTCTCTGTACCGCGAAAACCAACTAAGACAAATCCTAAGACACGTAATATGCCTGAGGATGCGCCGGAGAAATGGGCGGAATATATTGAATATAACCGCCAAGACGTAGTAGTAGAGAAGGCAATTCGTAAGCGCTTACTTTCGCTAAAACCACCTGCTATCGAGCACGAGTACTGGTTACTCGACCAAGATATCAACTGGCGAGGCGTGAAAGTAGATATGGAACTCGTCGATGCAGCTCTTCAATGTAACGATGAACTTGTGGAGGAGGCCACCGCATCATCGGCACGACTAACAGGGTTAGATAATCCCAATAGTCCATTGCAACTTAAGGATTGGTTATCAAATCGCCTTGGCTATGAAGTCGAGACCATGCGAAAAGAAGACGTGTCTAATCTACTGTCACAAGATATTCCTTCCGATGTGCGTACCGTGCTGAAGAACAGGCAAGTCCTGGGCAACTCTTCAATTAAAAAATACTTGGCTATGAAGAACGCTGTGTGTTCCGATGGTCGCATCCACGGCATGCTTCAGTTTTACGGAGCGATGCGTAGTGGACGATGGGCAGGGCGTGTAGTACAACTACAGAACCTACCTCGTAATTACCTAGAAGATTTAGACACAGCCAGGGACGTCCTTAAAAGTAAAGACGTAGAAATGCTAGACCTACTATATGGAAATCCTGGTGATGTGATTAAGCAACTTATCCGTACTGCTCTTGTAGCAGAGGACGGACACCGATTTATTGTAGCCGACTTTAGCGCTATTGAAGCCCGTGTTATCGCCTGGCTTGCTCACGAGCAGTGGCGTCAAGATGTATTCGCTCAAGGCGGAGACATCTATTGCGCTTCCGCATCAAGCATGTTCCACGTACCAGTTGAGAAGCACGGTGTTAATGGGCACCTTCGCCAAAAGGGCAAGGTAGCTGAATTAGCGCTCGGCTATGGTGGCGGTGTAGGAGCCATGAAAGCGATGGACACTAAAGGTGAGATTCCTGAAAGCGAACTCCCTGGAATCATCGAAGCATGGCGACAAGCTAGCCCGCGAATTACGAGATTTTGGAAAGATGCAGACAGCGCAGCAAAGCAAGTCGTGAGAACAGGAGAACCAGTACGAATCAGACAAGGTAATATTAAATTCTTTAAATCGAAAGGCTTCCTGTTCATTGAGTTACCATCCGGTCGAAGACTTGCCTACGCAAGACCTAGACTCGGGCTTAACCGATTCGGTAGTGAATCGATTGAGTATGACGGTATGGATCAGGTTAAGAATACATGGGGCAGAGTTGAGACCTATGGTGGAAAGCTTGTCGAAAACATTGTGCAGGCTGTAGCAAGAGATTGTTTAGCAGCATCAATGCTCAGACTGGCCAAAGCTGGTTACAAGATTGTTGCCCATATCCACGACGAAGTGGTTATCGAAGCGCCAATAGGCGAAGGCAGTTTAGAAGAAGTTATAGATATTATGTGTGAACCTGAACCCTGGAACGAAGGGCTCATATTAAACGCAGCAGGGTTTGAGAACCCTTACTACATGAAGGATTAGGAGGACAATTCTTATGACACTTTCAAAACAACAAATTCAACAACAACGCGAAGCAATCGACGCTTTATATGAACTTGTAAAAGATGCACCAGCTAGCGAACGTAAAGACGCCGCTATGGCGTATTGTGAAGGCTGTATCGCTGCTTGCGATTTAGGACTTAAGGTGCTTAACGGTAAGAAAACAGAAGCGCCTAAGGTGGAAGAACCAGCAGAAGCTACCTCAACAGTAGAAGATCAACCTGCTGTAGAAGAAAAGCCTAAGTGTAAACGTAGTACTAAAAAGAAAGCGCCAGTAGAGGACGTTCTCCCTGTTGAAGAACCTGTAGTCGAAGCTCCAGTAGTTGATGAAGCCCCTGCAGAAGAAGACGATTTAGACGATTTGTTATAGATGAAAGGATAGCGCCTTATGACGGTATTATTTAGTTTATCAGTTAACAAGCTGTATGACCTGGTACGGCGCAAGCAAGTGAACACTTGGTCACCTGCTGTACATTACCACGTGGATTGCGGCCAATCATTTGCCTGCTTGTGGCCATCAGTATCTTCTGGGATGGGCAAAATAGTAGACCCTTATATATCAACTGAGTTCTATTGCCCACAATGTGGAGAATTAATCCGTACTAGAGGCGTCGATGGTGATTGTGTAGCCGATGCCTCCGGTAACGATAATGTTCCTTTAGATATAGAACTATCGGTTATTGATCGAGGGACAATCCTTGATATTAAATTTGACTATCACACAGTATATGTCGATAACGATACACAATCTATCTACCCTGGATACAAGCCTCATCTTATCGATATATTACGCTTTGATTTTAGGCAAGGAAAGGTATTTTTAGTTCAAAAGAAACGTACTCGCGCTGATATAGTATCGGAAATTGAACCTAATATATCTATCTTTTACTCTAAATCGCTGCCCTTGCACTGGCTAGTAGCAACTCCTAATTGTCGGTTATCGCAATATAAAAAGGAGCTACAAACTTTTGCTAAAGTGCTAAAACAAGCTTACTTCGCTAAGTTATCAAAACGAGTTGGGTATCAAGTTAAACCAATTAGGCAAGGGGTACTACTATCGTCCAAATACGGCGCGCTCGATAACTTACTCCATAATCTAGTGTGGAAGATGCACGCGCCGGATGCGCCTGCATTAAATGACAAGTTAGTTAGAGACCACGACAGCTACTTCAGACCTTTCGGGGCTAAGTTAACAAGTACCTCAGCTATTACTGAGTTAACTAGTGCCGGCGTACCGTTTATCAAAGCTCTTATTCAGCTTTATAAAGTACCGGATAAGCGCTGGGTTCGAAAATTATTAACTATCCGTCCTTTCTTCTATATCAAGGTAATCCAAACTGCTAGCAAGGTATTCAAAAGCATGGATTATCAGAAAGCATTCACGGACCTTGTGGCAGAGGAAGGTGGAAAAACTAGGTATATCCAATCTTGGCCTATATGGAATGATGAGCAGGCCTTGCTTACTGTTACTGCTTTTCTCAAGCTTATGCGTCACCAATATGGCGAACGTCGAGTTCTATTATTCTTAAAAAATGCCGACTCCTATTCGGAAGTAAAAGATACTGCGGATATGTATAACCGATTATCAAGAGCTAGGAAAAAGGAGATTTGGGCTAGACGTATTCAAATTAAGGATCTACATGATGAGATTGTGTGTATATCCGAATTTGAAAAAGCAGAAAATGTTCCAGTACAACGCAGCATGCTCCATAGCAAGTTAATAGACTCCGTTGGTGGTCTAGATTTTGCTGTGGTTAAAACAACACACGATATAATTCGACTAGGCGTCCAACTCAATAACTGCGTAGGTACCTATGTAGAAAAAGTTAAAGAGCAAAAATGTGCTATTGTCGGTGTGTTTGAAAACAGTCGTCCAGTAGCGTGTATTGAGGTAAATCCTACAGATACCTCTGAAGCCTTTACCGTAATACACCAGGCTAAGCTAAAAAACAACAGAGGTGTACGAGATAATTACAATATTAATTATGCTGTATGCCAATGGGTTATAAAGCATAGATTGCAAGTGCCTAAATATTTAGGGGACATCCAGTTTGCGAAGGGAGGAGCGATGTAATATGGATACAAATATCATCATAGCTACGGGCAGAAGTCGCTCCGCCCGTAGCTGGAAGTCTCAGAAAATGACTTGGAGTGAATTGGCCAACAAATTGGCTGAACCTACTGTAACGAATGAAACGGCTGCTGAATACGCCAAGATGTCTAAAGCTGATCAAGGCCAAAAGAAAGACGTCGGTGGATTCGTCGGCGGATATATTCCTAAAAATGGTAGACGGGTTAGAGGCTCTGTTAAAGAGCGGTACTTGATTACTCTTGATGCGGATAATCCTAGTGAGGACTTTCTATTAGACCTCGACATGGAATTAGGCGGTATGGAATATGTACTCTACAGTACACACAGTCACACGGATGCTAATCCTCGTTATCGCGTAATTATCCCTGTTGATAGAGCGATGCAGCCTGATGAGTACCAGGCGGTCTCAAGACGAATTGCAGATAATATCGGGATTGAGTCTTTTGATC